AAGCCGTCAGAATCCCCGTCACGGTCAAGGTGTTAGCCGACCCACCCCCAGATATGAACATCCCGCCAGCGACCGTCAGAGGGTCACCAGATGAGCCTGTCTGGAACTCCTTCAAGTGAACCATCAGCTCACGGATAGCATTGTTTATGCTACTTGGGGGACACCCCTCGTCGATGTTAATGCTTTCTATGTCTGTGTTAGCAGAGTTGGTCGTTGAGTATTCTGAAATCTTATTCTTCGGCATTTCTTATTCTCCTAAAAGTCCGGTCTGTGTTCCGGCTGCGGTTCCTACTGCGCCACCTCTTGCTGCGGCGCTACGTCTTAGCAATTGGTCTAATTGTTGAAGTCTTGTTAGTTCTTCTAAGTTCTTTTGAAAGTTTGTTGAAAACAGGGTCGGCGCAAGTGCTTGTGCTGTCGGTTGACCTGGCCCAGTTAAAGACCGTAACAAGTAGTCAGTACCTCCACCAAGTACCCCTTTTTGCTGAATTAGTGGAATCAACTCGTCTGTACCTTCAAACTCACGTTGTGCAAGTTGACGAGGCATGGTTTGTGAGCCACCGCTAATCTTTACGTCTGTCTGGCGTATGATTTTCTCACGAGCCAAGGAGTTTTGTAAGTCGCCCCAATTTTTGTCGCCAACAATAATCCTTAGTTGTTCGCGTTTTTGTGGGCTTGACCAAACTCGACGAAGTGCATCTGCGCCATCAGCACCTTTGTTTATGTTTTCTTTTACCGAATCAAAAACACCTGCTCTAAAAGCGTCTTTTTCTGCGTCAGTTAAACTGCTAAAAGACCGCTTGAGTTCGTCAGGAGAAAGCCTTGTAAAGTTTTGCCCGTTTTCTAGGGCGTTCAAAATTTCTGTCTGCCCAGCAAAAACCTGTCTTGCTTGCTTGTAGGACTTTGGCCCAACTTGGTCAAGGACATTAACAAACTCTGTACGCCGTTCTTTTAACAACCCAAGTTCTGTGCGACCAATCCCACTACCAGGCTGTTTGCTTGTAAATAGAACATCGTCTAACCCACGCTTTACATAGTCTAAAGTTCTCAGGTCAAACCCACCAACCTTTTCAATGTCTGCGGCACTTACTGGCAAATTGACACCCTCTAGTGCGGCAATTCGTCTTGCCTTTTGGTAGGCATCTTGAAACTGTGGGTACTCCATCAATTCCGTAATACGCTTGTTTTGGATTACCCCGCCCTCTGAGAAGGCTTGGCGATATAAAGGCGCGGCAACGGCACTTCTTGTCTTTACAATGTCGTCTGCCAAGTCAAGCGCAGAACCACCAAAGTTTAGGGCGCGCTGGAAGTCAGAAATAACACGCCCAGCTTGACCTGCGCCACGTTCTTCTACCAACTGACCGGCAATCTGTGCCGCGCCAGGGTATTGGGCTACAACATCCGCTAGTCTGCGAGTGTTTTCTCCAGCCGCCTCAACAATAGTTTCTGGTTTATAACCGCTACGTTGTATGGTTTTAAGTTTGTCCAGCACCTGATTTGGATTAAGCCCGTCTCTTTGTAGAGCCTGAATCAGTTTCTCGTCTGCTCTCCTTTGAAACATCTCTGCCGTGTCCCTGCCAAGCATTTGTGCGCCACCCTGAACAACTCTACGCCCTGCCTGACCAGCAATTCTTGACGCTAGTTCACCTGTTGGGCCGAGGGCAACACCAAGTCCTGCACCAGTAGCCGCCCCTGCTAGGCGTTCATCTGGCTGTGCGGTTCCTGCGCCACTAATAGCACCACTAACCCCGCCCGTTGCGGCAGCACCGCCGTACCCAGCAGCCCTAGCAGATAGCCTTGAAGCCAACTGAGGAACCCTGGCGGCTAACTGAGCCATTCCCGCGCCACCAGCGAGCATTGTTGGAATCCCACCAACCACTTCTGCCGCCATCGAACCAAGCGGACTTTGTTCTTCAAACCGCTTCTTAGAACGGGCGATATCGGCCAAAATGTCTTCGTACCTGCCCTCTCCAGCCGCAGCCCTTGCCCTTGCCTCAATCTCGTCTGCAAAGCCAAAAGTTAAGCCTTGCAACGCGGCCCGACCATAGCCATAGTCGGTTTTGGGGGCTTGGGCTTGTTGCAGCGCAAATTGATACGCCTGGTCTCCAGTTAATTCTTTGTCTGAATCAACCCGAAACTTGCCGACATTCGGAATCTCTACCTCGTATGCTGGCATATATTATCTTCCTATTGGGGTCACGGTTACTCCGGGTGGAAGTCCACCAGCAGCCGAGTTCTTGAATAGTTCTAATGGGTTTTGCAAAGACATCAAACGCGCATCGCCTTCGGCAGGAGTTATCTTCTTATTTAGAACCTCAGAGGCAATTTCTCCCTCTTTGATTAAGTATTCGTTAATACCTTTTAAGTAATCAATGATTGCTCTATTACCGCCTGGTTGATTGATAATTCTTGGCAAAGATTTCTTGAACAAATCTAAGTCTGCGTCAGACATTGTTCCAGAACCCGGTGGCCGTTGTTGAGGAACCAATCGGTTAATAATTGCTTCTGCGCTTTGCAAGTCGGTTAGTCCTTTGGTGTTAATACCAAAGTTTCCTGCGGCCAGTTTTAATCCGGCCTCTAATCCACCAGGAGAACGCTCCAATATAGAACCAAGTCTTGTAACATCTCTTAATGTTCTTCTTGCGTTATCACCGGATTTTTTAATATCACTAAAATCTTCTGCTTGTTTTTTAGATGCGGCTTCTGCAAACGGGTCTTTACCACCAGCAATTGCTGTTGCTGTTGGCGCTGGGGGTTTTTTAAGTGAAATATAGTCTTGCAGGGATGTTCCTTGAGGTATTAGCCCGGCTGATAGTGCGGCTTGATATTCGCCAACAATTCCAGGGCCAGCTTTAGGGGCGATAAGTTGAGCTGCATCTAAGGCTCGCTTTGCGGTCTCTGGGTCAATGTTTGGGTTCATAGCCAATCCCAATAACTCTTGTTGGCTCATGGGTTGACGCTGACCAATCATTTCGGCGCGTTGTACCGTTGGCCCTGCTTGACCACCTGGCATAGCAAGCGCACCCTGCGGGGTAATCCCAGACATTCTTTCGTAAGCCTGTTGCAATGCGGTACGACCAGACTCTTGTTGTCTGCGCTTGGCTAACATATCCTGCATTTGCAACCCTGTAAGAGCCTCTTTGAGCTGCTTGTCAAACGAACTCTCGTATGCGCCCATCCCCGCAAGACCAATCTGCCCCAACCCCTGAAGGTTCCCTACGGGGCGAGCCTGTGGGCCAGATAAAGCAGCCGCTTGGAAGATAGAACCAAGTAACCCTTGCGTGAAAGCCTTTTCCTTTGCGCTTTCTACGTTAAGTCCTAGTGCTTTGAATAGTTCTTCGTTCATAGTTACCCCAACAATGATGTGATGTCTGCCCGACGAGGTCTTTGGGCTAGAAGATTTAGGTATTGAGAGTAGTCAACCGAACCCTGTGGCATCTGGTTGCGACCAATCATATTTGGTATCTGTGGCTCTGGTCGCCCCAACATTCCTCTGATTGAGTTTCCAGCGCGCAAAGCGTCAATTGCTTGTTTTAGCCCAATCCCGCCTTGTTGCCCACCAATAACATTTGTGCCAAGAACGGCTGGGTTGTTAATGAACGAACCTGCTGAACCAAGCACAGGAACCGCCCCTGCGGCAGTCACCCCACCGGCAGACAGTAATCCACCACCGGCGGCTTCTGTAACCAATCCTGTTCCACCACCCATAGACGCTAAAGACGGGACTGTTGGCGCTACTAATCCTTCTCCAACTGCGCCAGCCGTTAAACCAGTCCCTAGTGATGCTCCACCACCTGTTGCACCCGTGGCTGCTGCTGCTTCTGCCGTTCCTGCCGTTGCTCCAGCAGTACCAGCACCCGCCGCTCCCGCATTGGCTAAGTAAGTTCCACCGGCAATTGCACCAACGGTATACCACCCGCCAGGAATTTCTTCGTTTACAAAATCGTCAACGTCACGACCAACTTCTTTTACGGGGTCGATAATCTCGTCTTGAATAAAATCGCCTACACCACCCATTTATATCTCCATTCTCCAGACATTAGGCTGGAAACCGTATTTTTGTGCCACCTTGTTCCAACCTTTTCTGTCTGTTTGAAAGCTGATGTGCTTGCAATTAGTTGCCTTGGCGTAGTTGACTAGGTGCATCACACCTTCGTTTAGGTTGCCTTCGGAATATACCGCCCACACAAATATGCCGTTCTCGTGCGGCTTTCCTACAAAGAATCCATGCAAATCTTCGTTCACCATTCCCATAACGCAGACCGCCTTCTTGTAGAGGATTGCCGCGTAAACATCTTCTGGAATCCACTTTGCGCTTGGAGTCTTGCGTAATACTTCTGTTAGCCCGTATTCAATTTCGGGCCAGTAGTGTCTTAATTCTTCGGGTTGTAGTACCCGTGGTGTCATCAGAATCCTAGTAACCCGCCAAGACCAGCACCGGCTAAACCGTACCCGCTTGGGTTTGCTAAGTAACTTCCAAACGAACCTAGCGTGTTTTGGCCGCCCCCTAAGAAGTAACCTAAACCTTGACCGCCAAGGTATCCCAATCCCGCCCCTGCTATACCGCCCATAAGCCGGTTCTCGGGTAGCTGAGTAATCTGCTGCCCCTCACGCGCAAGCGGTGTCCCGTAGACAGAGGAGAGGTAGGACATAAGCGATTGAATTGGTTGTTGTTGTCCGAACTGGAACCTAGCCATCTGCTCTTGTAGGGGCTGGGCGGCAATTGCTTCCCGCGCTGCACCAACCTGTGCGAGGGTTTGGCTTGGCAAGAACTGCTGTTGGTAGATAGACGGTGCAAGTTGCGCTAGTGCCGCTTGTCCCATCTGAGCCTGTTGTTGCAATCCGCGCTCACGGGCATAGTCCTGCCCCACGATGTTGGCAGAAACGTCGCCTAAAGCCCTTCCGTAGGCTTCCGTAGCCCCGCCAAGGGCACGCTCCATCGCGCCTGACCCGTAGCGACCAGCGCGTGAGTAGAGGCTAGAAATGCCTGGTAATACCTGCTCACCGAACTGTTGGGTAAGGGGGCGGGTAGCGGCTTGGAGCATCGCTTGTTGGTAGGGGTTTCCTTGCAAGAACCCACCTGCGGCGGTCTGACCAATCTGCCCCAATGAGGCTTGGTAGGCTTGCTGTGCTGCTTGTAGAGATGGGGATTGGGCGCGGGCTAGAGCCTCTTGTTGGGCGATAGCCTCTGTCGTAGCCTCGGACGGTGAGACATAGGTCTGACCCGGAAAGAACGTGGGCTGTGGCCCTGTCAGGAATAACTCTCTGGCGCGTTCTAATCCCTGTGTAAGAAACGGTCTTAGCGCGGGGTCAATTTGCGAGGTTGTGACTTGTTCTGCCATATATCACCTATTGTAAAGATTATCCAACCAAAATGTAAGCATAAGTCTTGTCTGCCGTAGCGTTGGCATAGTGGCTTATGGTTGCCTGTCCCTGCTGTTGGGCAGAGACGTAAATGTTTGAGTAAGCCGACGGTGCTACATACTGCATGGTAGCGATAACCGATGGGGTTGCCGGTGTATCTGGGCTAGTCCTAGTCGGCAACTGCTGAATACTGACTGTGGTGTCATCCGTTGCCCACATAATTTCCATGTAGTCATTGGCGTTTAGTTCTATAAAGTAATTTAACGCCGCAATAATGTGTCCGTCTACACCGCCGTGGCTGTTTGGGACTGAATATCGACTGTTAGAAGCGGCGATATTCGTCCCGTTCTTGCGAAACCATATATCAATGTCGTGAATCTGGCTGTCGGTATTGACAAACTGCGTACTGAATTGCAGGTTATAAATCCCGTAGTTCCTTACATTCATTCGGGAACTGTTAGATAAATACACACCGTTTGAGTAATCCGTGGTGTTAAGCGTCATGGCATACGCCGTGGTCGTATTAGCAGCCACCTGGTCGGTAGAGTCCTGAAATGCACCGTATGGCGCAGAGTCCGCTTCTGCCGCGTTTGAGAACGGGATTAGGATAATTTTTGTATCTACGGAAATACGCTCGTCTATCAGGGTGGTCGTCGTAGCATTACCCGTGGCAAGCGTAATCGTCCCCGTATTATTGGACTTGCCGTTCATCAGGTTGTTGACAACCTCGGAAATCTGCCGTGGGTCTCCACCTTGGTACGGTAGAACACGAAACATTATCTAGTCCCTGCTTGTTGAATCTCTACATCCATGCCGATAGCTGTCGTCCAATCGCCCGACGGCTGGAGTTTTACCCTGTGGTATCTGCCGTAAGACCTAGTTCCTATGCGGTTCTCGCTGTTGGCTGCGGAAACCGTAGGAAAGGACACGGTTTGGTTCAGTTGTAGCCTAGAAGCCACAGAAGCACTACCCGTCCCGTTGTCTACGATTGGTTTTAGCATGGTAACCATCGACTGATTTGCGTCTGCGGAAATATCTGCCGTTTCAATTGTGGCTGTCTTTGGAACGCCCGTAAACGTAATGAGTTTTGAGCCGTTAATCCCAAGAAGTAGCAGTTTCCCGCCTAGCCATGTCCTGCTGTCTAGCGGTATATCCAAGGCATCAAGGCTTGCGCTAAAAGCGTCCAATCCCTCTAGGGTTATGGATGGCGTAGATACTGGAGCCACGCGGGTTGCCGTTGAGTCTGAGTACGACCACTTGCCCGTAGGAACGTGGTAGACCAAAACCCTGTAATTTGTGTCAATTGTCGGGTATCCCCAAACCACCAAGTTGTTGATTGGGTCAATGGCGGCGCTCATATTGCCTAAATCTGACTCTTTTAGCGTGTTAAAGAAGTACCTATTGACTTTCTCCGCTCCTATGTTCTTTAGGTTCTGCCCGTCGCAAGCATAGAACCCGTCGTCTCCCAAGAAGTAGGTGATTCCCTGCCATTGGATGACCGAGTTTGGCTCAAAGCACCCACGGTTCCTAGCAATGTTGTCAAACTGGAATATCAACGGTGTTCCAACGTAGGACATCCGCACGATACTGCGCTCTAGCAGGACTAGCCCGAACTCGCCACCCGTGACACCCTGCACAAAACCGCCGTCAGGAATGTCCTGAAAGTCAGCCTGTGTTGTGGCAGAGGTAGTCCACGTTTTCTCGTTGTTAATTCCAGACCATTGGATACGGCTTTTGTTGTCCGACTGATAGCCAGACACCACAAAGTCCCGCACCACGGTCACGAACTTGGCCTTGGGAGCGTCTACCGCTAGGTTTGCAAAGGTAGTCCCAGACATAACGTCGATGTACTGCATGGTATTAGACTCGTTAGCCGCAATCAGGGAGTTACCGAACTGCGTAAACTTCCACCCGCTTGTCCCGCTATAAGTTGCGGCAGAAATGTCGTCCCAAGTGAAGTCATTGGTATCTAACTTGAACAACCGAGTCGTACCAGCGGCGTAGATACTTGTAATACTGTTGGTGTCCTTGGCGGCAGCGGCAGCCGTCAGGTTTTGAGGGGCGGCAGAAGAGTAATCTACTTCCTCTGGGAACGGGCCATAGCCCACCGCCTTTGGAAAACAGTTTTTAGCCGTGGTCAGCGCACCGATAACCCCTGGCTGGTCAGGTAGCCACTCTCCAAAGGTAACTCTTGTTATTGCCATGTGTTACTTCCCGAAGATTGTTGTGTCCAAACGTCGCTTTGTGCGGGTATTGGTGTCCATGTGTCCGAACTGGTCGATGCCTGTGTCCATGTGTCGCTCTGAACATTAGCGGCAGACCATGTATTTGGCTGGTCTGGGACTAAAACCCATTCCTCGCCAAACTTGTAAAGCGTGCAAGTAAGCTGTCCGTTGCTTGCCACCTGCCCTGAAACCGAGTAAATAATCCCTGCTAGCGCATCTAATGTCCCGGTAGCCACGACATCTGCGTGGACATCAAACTCAAATCCAGCGTTTGCGGTTAGGAATCCCTCTGCCGTAATCGCGCCATCTACTATTCTGAGCCTTACTGCGTCCGCAGAAGCAGTCCCAGAGGCCGTAATATCGCCTACAACCGTTCGCAATCTCGTGGCTAGTGCCGTTGCACTTCCCACCGCAGTAATCGTCGCAGAGGGGCTTACAATGGTGTTAGCAGAGGCGTTCACAAACCCTGCGGAGGTTATGTCTCCGACAACGGTTCTTGTTCGTGTAGCGTCTGACACCACACTTGCCACGCCTGAAATCGAGCCTACAACCGTTCTGGTTAGCGTTCCGTCTGCGGATACCGCACCAGCACTATCAATCGCACCGTTAACAGTACGCTCACGCACCCCTGCAACTACCACCTGACCGTTGGCGGTAATAATTGCCTGTGCGGTCTTGGAGAACTCAGGTATTGCGTTGACCGTACCCACGCCAGTAATGACTTGGGGTTCGTAGACCAAGCAGATTTCTGTGTCAGGCGAAGTCCAGATGGGGCTATCTAGGCTAAACGCTAGTGCGTCTATGCTTGTGCTGAAGTAATCTAGTTCTTCTAGCGTAAACGGGCCTTGAATCCCGCAATCCATCCAGTTCGAGTCTAGCGAGAACGGTAATGAATCAAGACTCCCGAAGCGGTCTAGTTCTTCAAGGGTCAGTAATGCCATTTAGTCCAGCGTAACGGTCAGGTTGCCAGAGGTAATCTTGAGAATGTCGCCCGTGTCGATTGTCTTAGCAGTCGTCAAGGCTGTGTGCATAAGCAAATTGCCGCTAGTAATAGCGTCCAAAATACCTATGAACCCCACAGAACCCCACGAAGCCGTACATTGCGGGAATGTAACGTCTGCGCTAGAGGTAACGATTCCATTGGAAGCCGTGGTCACGGACAGGCTTTGGCGGGCATAGGAGCCACCAGTTACTTCCGTACCAGAATTCGTGTCTGTCGGGTTAGATGTGTAAAGCCCAACGTACACCGTCGTGGGGGAGGTGTAAGAAGTGTTGCGGAGAACGTGGTCTAGGACTTTGTTCTCTAAGTAGTTGCTAAATTCTGCCATTTGATTACCTCGTTGTAACGGTCATAACTAAGGGAACACCAGAAAACTCACTCTCCTCGTCGGAGGTGTTGATGCGGGTTATTGCTTGGTTGTAGAGGCTTGACCACGTTTGTGTACGCGGGTCGTTCATAAGGTACGGCTCTGCCTCTAGGAGCGAGGCGTAGAGCAACGCGTCTGGGTAGTTAGCCAGGAACTCGTTGCTAGTATTGCCTGACGACAGAACCACGGGCTTGAAGTAGTAAAGCATCTGCAAGACGTAGGCGCTGTCAGGCTTTGGCGCGAACTCTAACTCGTTGCTCCGCATTGTGTAGAACACCGGCAACCCAATCTGGTCTGCGCGGGAGTTGCTAGAGAAAATGCTTGGTGAGACGTAAGAAACTACCGTTCTCGGCAAGCCTTGGATAAACACATCACGGATGGACAGAAAGTCGCTTGGCAGTCCTACCGTCGGGTCGCCTACGGTCATATTTGCCGTGGCTGTCTTGAGCATCCTGCGGGTACGAATGTCGCGGGATAGGCGCAACTCCGCTAGGGAGATAAAGTCAGGAATCTGGCTGGTAAGGTCACTCCGTCCGAGGTAGTTGGCTACCGATGTCTGGAGGTCGCTGAAAGTCGCTAGGGCCATTGTAGTCGTTCCATGAATAAGTGTAAGACCCAACGTGCCCGATTGCGTTGGACAGGTGGTGGTCTAAATAAGTATCGAATCCTGCGTCTTTTGCCTTGATGCAGAAGTACACATCCTCGCCTAGCAACTTGTCGCCAGGTATCTTCTCGAACCAGAACCAAGGTCTCGGCGTGTTCTCAAACACCTCCCGCTTGACCATCATCACCCCGCAACCAATCGCGGTCACACACTCTAGGTGGGTCTTGTCTTTAGAGACGATTGGAATCCAATGATTCTCTTTCTTCTCGAAGTCTATCTCTAGGTTCTTTGCCGTAGGTCTTACCGGCGAGGTTCTCGTTGTAGCGTTCACCCCAACGATGGGCTTGTCGTGCGCGAGCAGTATCTCTATCGTGTTCTTCGGAAACCGCATATCTGCGTCTATCCACAGAATGTAGTCCGCACCCTCTTTTAGGGCTTCGGCTGCCAGCTTTTCTCGCTGGTCAAATATCAGGGTTCCCGATACCGTGTACACCGCCTGGTGTCCAGTACGGTTGCGTGCGTCGTAGGCACACATCACCGCCAAGTCAAACGCCGTTCCTATCTCCATCTCTCCACGAGAAGGGATACAAATGGCGACTTTCTTATCTTCCCACGGTGCTTTTTGCTGCTTTGCTTTAATCTTGTCGTGAACCTTGCCCACTAAATTCTCCCCGGTCTCGTCCGTAAAAAACGGTTCTCCGGGTCGTTCAGAAAGGCTTTCATTCGTTTCTGGTCTACCACCGCGAACCCCCTCATAATCCCCTTCACATTCAGGTATGCAATGACCGAATTGGGAATCTCCGCTACCCGCGCACCATCACCCCAACGTGCGCGTTCGTCTATCTGGTTATAAGAAGCCTTGTTAGCCTCTAGGATTGGTGCGACGTTTTGTTCGTCCCTGATGACAAGCCCGCCATCTTCGTCCGCAAACCAAGTACGCTTTCCTTCTATCGTTAATTCTTCAGCCAGCTTTTGCATATTTACCCCGTAAAACCGACGGT